CAACCGGCCTGCCGTATATTCCAGTCTCAGTCTGCTACTCACGCAAGACAGGCCCAATGACCAGCAAGCCACCGCTGCTTGATCTGGCACTGATCAATCTCGCGCATTACCAGAAGTACAGCGATCTCTCGACCTACCTGCACATTGCCAGCCGTCCGATTCTTTGGTTCCGTGGCCGCGACATCAATCGCAAGGTCGAGGCTATTGGCCCGTACACCTTCTTTGACGTAGATGCTCAGAACGGCATAGTGGACTTCGCTGAGACGACTGGCGCGGCGCTTGGTGCGGCAAAGGCAGACATTGACCACCTTGAAAAGCAGATGTCCGTGCTTGGGCTGTCCCTGCTTGCCGGCAACAAGCCAGCACCGGCGACGGCAACCGAGAACATGTTAAACACCGTCAAGGAGGAGTCCGACTTGGCGACCGCCGCACGATCACTGCAAGACGCACTAGAACTGGCTTTGCAGTATACGGCGGCCTATGAAGGGCTCGAGGCTGGCAGCGTCTCGCTTGGGTCGACAATGACTGACCTGACGTTGACGCCGGAAGAGATGCGCGTCTGGATCGAAGGCGCGAATAAGGTTTTCTCACTCGACACGATCTACTCGGTCTTCCAAGCGGCCGGCAAGTTGCCAGAGGACTTCGACGCCGAGCAGGAGAAACTCAACATCGAGGCTGATACCGCCAACATCGGCGGCCAGCTGATTGACGCCTTCAATCGTGGTCAGGCCGGGTAATGCAAAAAGTTTTCCTGCCAATTGTGGCAGGGTAATCACCACACGCGGCGGGATGCCGCTATCACCATCCGGGAGGGATGATGCCACCAATCGAACAGGTATTTGACAGTAGAGACGATGCGCCGGAATGGTTGCGCAGTTCATTGCTTGAGCAGGACGGGAAGTTCGTGTTCCAGGCTGAACTTGCTCACGAAGTCGGCGGATTGAAAAAGGCACTGGAGACGGAACGTAAGCAAAAAGCTGACGCCGAAAAGCGGCTCAAAGGCTTTGAGGGCGTGGACGTTGAACAGTACCAGAGGCTGATCGCGGAACGGGAAGAAATCGAGGCCAGGCAGCTACAAAAGGCCGGCGATTGGGCAACCCGTGAAGATCAGCTTAAGAAGCAACTGCAAGCAGACTTGTCGAAGTACAAGGGCCAGTATGACGCGGAGATCTCAGAGCGCGATGCCAAGCTGGCGATGATGCAGAACGCGCTTGAGCGGTCCCTGATTGAAGCTCAGGCCACATCGGCCATATCTGAGCTTAAGGGGACTCCGGCCCTGCTACTCCCGCACGTTATGCAGCGGGTAAAGATCTTTGAGGAAGACGGCGATTACACGGTGCGGGTTCTCGACGCTCAGGGCCAGCCACGCATCGCCGACGTCAAAGGCACTCCATTTACGATCAAGAATCTGATTGAGGAGATGCGCAATGACCCAATTTTCGGTCGAGCGTTCGAGGCGTCAGGGACGGGAGGTTCCGGAGCGTCAAACGGCAACAAAGCGGGCGGCAACGCCAAAGCAATGAGCCGCAAGTCCTTTGATGCACTCTCACCAGCGCAGCGAATGGAGTTCATTAGAGGAGGCGGGTCAATCACAGATCAGTAAGATCAGGAGAACTGAATGGCAAATACACTTAGCTCCATCTTGCCGGTGATCTACGAGGCGGCGGATACCGTTTCCCGTGAGCTCACTGGTTTCATTCCGGCAACCTTCCGCAATTCCACCGCGGAGCGGGCCGGGCTCAATCAGACCATCACCTATCCGGTTGTTCCCTCGATGACCGCGGCCGACATTACTCCAGCGGCGACTCCATCGAGCGGTACTGATATAACGGTTGGCAGCGGGTCGATGACGATCAGCAAGTCGCGCAAGGTTTCATTCAACTGGACCGGCGAAGAGCAGACCACTCTCTCGAATGGCGATCGGCCGCAGCTCGCGAACGTCCTTCGCGACCAGTTCACTCAGGCGATGCGGACTCTCGTCAACGAGATCGAGGCCGATCTCTGGGCCGCTGCCTATAAGGGCGCTTCACGTGCTTACGGTACGGCCGGCACTACTCCCTTCGGCACCGCCGGCGACCTCTCCGACTTCGCTGGCGTTCGTCAGATCCTCGACGATAACGGATCGCCTCAGACCGATCTTCACCTCGTTCTCGGCGGCGCTGCGATGTCCAATCTTCGCGGTAAGCAGTCGGTCCTCTTCAAGGTCAATGAGGCCGGTACAGCTGAGTTCCTGCGAATGGGTATGATCGGCGAAGTTATGGGGCTCAATCTCCACAACTCAGCCGGCGTCACTGTTCACACCAAGGGCTCAGGCGCCAGTTACGCGCTGAACCTCGTCGCAGGCTATCCGGTCGGTTCGACGTCGTTCGCGGTCGATACTGGATCCGGAACGATCCTGGCTGGTGATATCCTCACCAACTCGCAAGCTGGCCGCGACGCCAACAAGTATGTTGTCGGTACGGCGCTGACTGGTGGCGTGGTTGTGATCAACGCTCCGGGTAACCGCGTGGCGTGGGTCGATAACGATACTGTGGCGGTCGGTAACAGCTACACGCCGAACGTCGCATTTCATCGTAACGCGCTGCACCTGATCACTCGCGCTCCGGCGATGCCGGCTGGTGGTGATGGTGCGGACGACGTGACGGAGATCACCGATCCAGTGTCGAACCTGACCTTCCAGGTCGCACTCTATCGCCAGTATCGTCAGATCTCTTATGAGGTCGGTATGGCGTGGGGTGTCAAGGCTGTCAAGCCGGCGCACATCGCGACGCTGATCGGGTAAGAGAGCCGTAGAGGGGGATTATGTCAGTCAAGCTGATCACAATGTACCGTGAAGAGCCCGCCCATCCCGGCGGGCCGACCACGGCCGATGTCCACCCCGAAGAGGCAGAGTCGATGCAGTCGATGGGTTGGCGGGTGCTCGATAACGCCTCTTCCCACAAGCCAAACGAGGCAGAGGGAGGTGATCCAGATATGCCAGGAAAGCCGAGGAAGCCACGTCCAAAGGGGTGAGTGATAACCGATGCCGAATACAAGCGACATCATAACCACTGTGGGAGGCTCTGCCAGTACGTCCTATGTGACGCTGGCAGAGTTTGCCACATATCGCGACAACAACCGAATCAACGCGGACGCATTTGACGCGGCGACGCCAGACAACAAGATCCGCGCCCTGATGATGGCAGCCCGCCGACTCAACCGCGAGAACTGGCGCGGCTCAAAGGTGGACGGCACGCAGACCCTTGCGTGGCCACGGTATGAGGTGCCTAAGAAGGATAGTGCGCTGACCGGCACGGCCAATCAGCGGCTCAATGATTTCTCGATGGGGTTCTGGGGTGAGTACTACGAGTCTACCGAGATCCCCGACGTAGTGAAGGACGCGCAGTGCGAGCTGGCGATTGCGTACCTTGAAGGCTTTGAGACGAACGAGGGGCAGCGAATCAGCCGCTTTCAGGCTGACGGCGTGACGGTCGAATATGCGCCATCGGTGAAGGAGTCGGGCTTGCCGGTTGCGGTGGCTCAGCTCATCAGCGGTCTTTGTCATTCCGGGAGGCTGGTGCGCGGATGAACCTGCTCACATCGTCAACGCTCAATTTGATGCGCGGTGCGCTCTACGGACAACAGGCCAGCCTGACGTTTTACAAGATCACGCCAGCCGCCGGTGAGTCCGAGATCTTCTCAACCCGCTCGGGCTGGCACGCACAGCGCGACAATTCAACCACGGCTGATCGCAATGGCAACGTCAACATCTGGCTGTCAGCTGAAGTGACACCGTGGAAGACGGATCATCACTTGCACGTCGGGACAAAGGTCACGATCAGTGCAAAGGGCCGGACATTCAGCTACCGGGTCGCAAGCCTCAAGCCAATGCAGCAGCTGGGCGCGGGCTGGGTTCTGAATTGTCAGCCGGTCGAGAACAGCACGGAGCCTGCCAATGGCTGATCCATTACGCTTTACAGTCGAGGTTACGCCGCAAGCTGCACAGCAGATCGGCGATCAGGCCGGGCCTATCCTGCGAGCAATGGCCGCCGGAGTTGTGGGCGAGATGAAGCGGCTGATGAGCCTGCCAAAGTCGGGCCGCGCATATCGTCGCGGCAGAAGGGCGATACACGTTGCATCGGCACCGGGCGAGGCACCTGCTATCGACACGGGCAATCTTGCCGGGTCGATCAATTTCGGAATGCAGTCGCCGACGATGGCCGAAGTGACGGTCAATGCCGAGTATGCGGCTTATTTGGAGTTTGGCACGATCCGGATGGCAGCACGTCCATACGTTGAGCCAGCTCTTGAGAAGGTGCGCGATCAGTTTCGCGGGATTCTCGGTCAGGCTCGAATCAACAGGCCGATATGAGTACTTACACTGACGCACAAATCAGGACTGCCGTTGAAAGCGTGATTACCACGGCCGCACCGCTCGCCGTCGTCTTCCCCTGGTGGGCGCTGGGTATCAAGCAGGATATGTGGCCGGGCAGTCTGCGAAGCGCGTCAGATTCAAATCGAGTGCACGGATACGTGATCACTCGCACTGCGGATGAAGGGCGTGAGGTGGCGATGCGATGCGTGGAGCGTACCTGGTCGTATGACGTCTGGGGCTTGCACTATCACGCAACCGGCAACAAGACAGCCAATAGTGACCTGAGCTTTAATCTTGAGCTGGACGCAATCACGGCCGCATTCGATGACGTTGCGACCTTACCGGCTGCACTTAAACGACGTTCACCGATTCGATGGACAATAGACCTGAATGTATATGGCGGCGAGCTTTTGCACTTCGCCGTAGGGCAGATAACCATTGACCCTTGCTAAGGAGGCACTATGCCGCAATATTTGAGTAATGACGTTGCCCTGTACGTCACCAAGACAGTCGAATCAGCGTACAACGACGGATCATCGACCGGCAGCAATTACGCAAAGATCCGCAGCCAGCAGGCCAGCTTTGTCCTGCCTCAGGTCGAGTTCTTGAACGATGCCGGAGTCCCCGGTAACGGCCACGAGTTTGCGACTCAATGGTGTGCAAATTACCTGACTCATCCGGCCGTGACCTTTACCGACGACGTAAATTACGCCATCGCCGGGCGGCTGGCATTGCGTGCCCTGGGCGGCACAGTGACGACGGCGCAGCAGGGCGGCACGACGGCCTATAAGCATTCTTGCAGTATGCTGCCGATTGCCAGTGGTCGCCAGTACCCGTCCTTTGCAATGGCGGCAGAGCTTGGCGGTGCAAGCCATCGATTCGCTGGATGCGTGGTCGATCGGTTTCGACTCTCTCAGAATCGGGCCGATAGACCACAATACTCCGCTGATATCGTTGGATCCGGTAAGTTCACGACTCCACACGGACTGACCTCGCTGCCGTCAACGATGGACATCGCGGCCTGTCTGACCGGCGCGGGTGTATCGGTCTACTGGACGGATGCCGATGGTACGACGACCTTTTCAGGATCGGGTTGCACGC